GCGGGCTTTAGTTATTCTGCTTCCGCAGAATCTTCAGTATCGCCAGGTTCTAACATTTCTACTAGATTTGCTTGAAATCCTGTATATGCCATTTGTTGTCTGTCTAGCTCTTCTTGAGCTTTGTTGATGTTTTGTTGAATAAAATTCATTTGACCAACACAATATTGTGCTTGGGGTTCAAGCTCACTAATAATGTATTTTTTGTCATTTAACACCAATACTGGTTCTTGATCTGTGACTTCTGTTGCCATTTTGATCTCCTTATTTAATTGGGCAAGCGCCCGTTGCACATTCTTCATCCTTTATCTCTTCAAAGGTATTCGTACCTTCTAGATTAATAGGAAGAAGCCTTTCCACATATTTATCGTATTCTTCTTTAGTTACTACTTCCTGTGGTAAATATAAGTAGCCTAAATCTTTTGCAGTTTTAGTAGGATCTGCTTTATAAATAAAACTTACTCCTACATACTGATCCCAGTTACTATAGAGCCAGTTAACTATATCATTAACCTCATCTGGACTATAACTAATTGTTGCACTAACATTTTGTTGACACCAATTATTCTGTATTAATTTATACCTTTCGAGTTGTTCGATTGCCGTTTCCAAGTTAACGTCTTTACCATTTTCCTTATCAAACTCGACATCCGAGTAGGATACTGGAAAAGTAGCCAAGATACCTTCTGGATCGGTAGGGTGATCAAATACGTTATAGTTAGCATTACGTAGAACGCTAATAAGAGGATCATGCTTAGAAAAATTAACATTGTTAAAAATATATTTCCCGAGAGGCTTATGCACGCCTTCAGTAGTATCCATAATTTTACTAAGTGTTCCCGAGGGTTTGACAGTTGTAACATTTTTTGGTCTGGGAAGATCCAATTCATCAGCCATACGATATGCTGCTGATGTTGTGACTCTTTGCATTTGTTTGTAGTCATATGCTCCCAAGTTCTTTCTTCTGGCTATGCCAGTTAGTCCTACCCCACATAAGTGGAGAAATTCATTATTTAAGTGCCATGCTTCTTGTAAAACTCCATCATGAAGATTTACACAAGTCTGACGATAGTTCGCCCTAGCAATTAATTTTAATGCTCTCATTAGACCTGCATGATCTCCTACAAATTTTCCTAAATCTACTTCTGTTAAATTACAGAAAGACTTATTTCCTAGTAAGATTTCTGCGCAAGGATTAACTCCTTTAAACCAAGGGGCTCGTTCTAATGCAGCAACACCATTTATAAAACCTGGCTCTGAACCACCAGAATCTGCCATTAGCTGAAATATATGAGCTAATTCTTTTTTCTGTGGTTTATATCTAAAAAGCAAAGAATTATTACTTTGTTGTCTTTGTTCGTTTCCATTAACCCACCAGTCTTTCTTTGCTACTGCAAAGTCTTCCCATTCGGGTTCTCCATAATCAAATAAAGCAAGTTCTGCACTTCTTCTAGAAGATAAAACTGTTCCTAACCAATTTACTATATCTAATATATCTATCTTTCTTAAAAGATTTCCACTTCTTAAATTAAGTATCTTAGCTATTTCCATATAAGCTATACCTATTGCTTCACTACCAGAAGAAATCCAGCCGTAGCCTTTTAATCTTTCTCCTGCAGGTCTTATTTCAGAAAAGTCAAGAATCAATTTTTTAGCAGGATATTTACCAGCTAATAGCTTTCCAATACTTTTTGCCCATGATTCTGCGGAATCTCCTATACTTAATACCCATACGCGTGTGTCTGGATCCCAAGTTTCTACATTATCTTCGTTTCCGCCTTTTCCTGTTCTTTGTGTATGTACAACTTGTATATCTTCTATTGGTTTATAAAATCCATTAAGAGTTCCTGTAATAGGTTTAAATCCTACTCCACACCCTTGCAATAATAACCATAGAACATCTACTACATCATACACAGTTTCTACTATTGTAAAAGAACAATTAAACATAGAGCTTTCACGCCTACGAGATATTGGTGTATCTCCTAACCATAATGTTCTACCTGACATTGATACCTTTCTTTCTAATAGAATTTGTTGTAGTTCAACGAGTTCGTTCCATTCCTCGCTGTTTAATCTAGTTTCCCCTTTTGCTCTTTCCCATAACCATTTCTGATGAGAAATTACTCTACCAATAGTTTGTTCCCATGTTTCAAACTCAGTGCCTTCCGCATTTAAAGGTCTATTGTAGGTTCTTCTAGTAATTATTTGTGCTCTTGTACTTGCCATTTTATACTCCTTATATATGGCTCGATAATAAATTATCTATATCATTTGTATTTGCTGCTCCGATTGCTTCGTCACAGTAAGCAAGTAAATCCATAATTTCATAGTTACGAAGAAGTACATCTCCACTTTCATTTAATGACTGAATATATTTATATTTGCTGTCGATAGGTAGTGTATCATAAATATCAAACGCACTTCCATATTGTGCAGCTAATTGTTCAGCTCTCTTCGGTCCGATCTGAGGTATGCCACTTATGCCATCTCCAGAATCTCCCATTAAACATTTTATTGTAATATAATCTTCTATACTATAGTTATGTGTATCTTGCCAGTTTTCAAAAGTAGTTTCTTTTCTGTTTATATATGAAAATCTTGACACTTTTTCACTAATTAATAAATCCCAATCTCTATCAGAACTTACTAACCACATATGAGATATATTATAATTCTCTAGATTTCGCACTATGTAAGCAGCTAAATCATCTGCTTCTACACCATCATACTGTAAAACAAGCCACTTCTTATTCATTAATTTAAGAGTTGCTTCAAATTCTTCTATAAAATCTATAAATGCTTGTCTCTCTTCTTCGGTTTGTTTTTCGTACTTTGCTTTTCTATTAGATTTGTACTCAGGATATACCTCTTTCCTATAAGTACTGCTTCCTTTGTCTGCTGTTATAATTATTGTTCCGCAATTATATGATGTAGCAAAGGAGTCTACTGTTCGCATATAATCTTCTCTAAAGTCAGTTCTACCTTGATGTTTCCATCTAAAGCCTAAATTCAAAGCATCTATAACTAATACTCTGTCTTTTGGAGCTTTTGCTCCTAATGATGTAAATGTTTTAGCCATTAGTAAAACTCGGTTTCTCATGTACTAACCAGTTAACCATCTCCATAACATAACATTCTAACTGATTTACATACATATAATTCTTTACTGATTCAGGTTTATCTTTAGTTGCTACAAATATTTTACTTCTATTATATTTAAAAAACAATACTGGCTTACCACCTTGTTTCTTAGCTTGAGAAGTTGTCTGTTCCCACCAACTTATAAATTCATTAGTCTTATTTGTTAGTATTTTATCATTAAAATGACTATCTTTATAAAACTTTACTTCAACGCAATAATTATTATGTACGTTAGGAACGAATAAATCCCCTTTCATATATTCTAATGCACCCGAATGTGGCACCCTTTGCCACGCTAATCCTGTTCTGCTTCGTAGTACATCTCTTACTTGTCGTTCTCCTGCGGCTCCCTTAGCTCTTGAGTCTACCATTTATTACCTCATTATGTTATTTTGATTAATATTGTTACACAGGTTGCTATCCCTATACCTAATACAAGAAACACCCATCCAATATGGAATTTCTTGTGCATGATTTTGTTCCACCATTCTTTCATTATTCTAACCTCGATATATTATTTTCTTTAATTACTTCTATTTTTTCTAACAGTGGGTGAGTCCAACCGTGACTAACTACATATGTATTCAAGTTTTCTTCTTGTAGTAACAATTCCACGAGCTTCTCCCTACCCGCTTCGTCTAAGACATTTATTACTTCGTCTAAAAACAAGACATTTATTCGACTTTTAGAAATGCTACTCATGAGCTTTCTAATAGCAATTAGTGTCGCTGTATTTACTCGTGTCAACTCACCGCTGGAAAGTGCGGTAATTGCGACCGTCTTCCCATTGTCTGTTATCTCTACGTTCAATTTGTCGTTATTTACAACAAAATTTATACTAAACCGTCCATCGCTGAGCTCCGCAAGATAATCATTCGTCATATCTTCTAAGTCCTTTACTAGGTTCTCGATCTTATAAGCTATAAGTCCGCTAGTGCTAAATGCGCGTTTAAGTATTTCCAAATTAGAGAGTTCGCCCGAAATTTTTGACAGCTTTTCCGTGTGCGCTCCTAATCTTGTTTCAAATTCTTTTGTTTGCTCTTGTATTACTTGTATCCTTGTGTTCCTATTTGCTATTTTTTCATTCTCTACAATTATCTTCTGTATCTGCGATTTGGCGTCAGTTATTTTATCTTCCAAAGTTTCTATTCTTTCTTGAAGCTCAATCGAGTCAATCAGCTCATCTGGTAAATCATCATTAATACTGCGTTTTAATTCTGACCATTCATCACGCTTGCTCTCTGCTTGCTCATATTTGTCAATCCTCATTTGAATTTCAGCAATATCGTCTTTTGTATTTTCTCGGGTTAGTGTCAATTTGCGTATGTTTTTGTCCGAAGCTGTGACAAGTTCCTCAACATACGCCCAACTTATTTCCTGCGAGCAAGTTGGACATATTGCACCAATTCCACTAATTGAGTCGATTAGGTTAGACTCTTGTCTAATCTGAGCATCCATTTCTCCGATTTTTCGCTCTAAGTCGATAGTGCTCATTATATCAGGTTTTCTAAATCCACTAAAATCACTTATTTTGATTTGTTTAAATAAGTCTTTTTTCAGACGGTTTTCATTAATTTTTTTATTTGTCAAATTTTTATTTTCAAAATCTATTAATAGTTGACGTAAAACTTTCTCATCATCACTTGTTTCGATTGATACATTTTTCATAGGAAGTATGGTAGTATCATCGAGAACATTATTATCAAGCCAATTTTTAATTGATTCTATGGTTGCATTTATTTTAATTACCTCTGCGTTCAGCTTTTTTGCAGCGCCTTTGAATATCTCATGATAACCTAAGTATTCATCTAGTGAAAATAGATCTATAAGAAACTTCTTTCTATTTGCATCTGTAGCGGTTAAAAATTGTAAACTTGCATTTGTATTTTGATACACTAATTGTGAGAAAGTTTTAAAGTCTACTCCTAAAATGCCCTCTACTGTTTTGTAAGTGTTTGTTGCCGTATGGCTTGAAATATCTTCTTTACCATCAAATAACCTAACCTTTATCACACCTCTACTTCTACGAACTTCTAATCTATAATGTTGTTTTTCAACTGAGAAGTCTAATGAGATATTGTAACCCTTGTTAAAATACCTATTCTGTATGTCTGCTTTCTTGATACCTTTTGAATTTTTATTAAAAAGAACTTCCTCAAGTATTAAAGGTATACTAGATTTACCCATGCCGTTTGTACCGACAAGTTGGGTAAGTGTACTATCGTTTAGGTCTAATGTGTTCTTGGCTCCATAGCTAAAACAATTATCCCATTGCAATGTCCCTAGCGTGATCATGATATACTCCTATAATCTCCTTAACTTGATTTTCGTTTAATTCGAGAATATAACTTAGATATTCTACTAACTCATCTTCAATTGTCATTTCTTTATCTAAAATGAGAGTAGCTTCTGTTTTTCTTCGAACAATTTTTTTATCTAAAAGTTCAGAGTTAGAAACATCTGCAAGATCGGTAACATTTCCTTCTATTTCATAAATCGTATGGTCATAATCCGTGGGAATCATCTTATCAGTACTAGTTATTGTTTTTCTTAATAACTGCGGGAGTGCAAATTCTTTCCATTCCCAAGACCAGTTGTTTGCGTCTATCAATAAATATCCTGTTTTAATTTTAGTTCTATGAAACTGTGTAGCCATTGGACTACCTGGATATACGATATTAAGTTGTGTATTGCTATGACTATGTAAATCTCCTGCAAATACAACTGGAAAAGGTGAAAACCTCTTCAAGTCTATTTCAGGATTTACGTGAGGAGGTATCGCTCCCCTAACATGAGTGAATAGCGGTTGCCTATTGTTAAATTGTGTAATGTGCCACTTCCTATGTAGCTCACGGTAGGGAAGGATACCAAACTGTTCCCCTTTGTAAATATCGTCAACGATTTCTACTAAAGGATTGAGTCTGGTTGTAGCACTCTTTAACTGAGTAAAAAATGTTTTCCCCTTTCTTGTAGCCTCATGGTTGCCATCAAATATGATAGTTTTAATGCCAACATTACTGATGAACTTAAAATATAACTCTAATTCTTCCATTGATGGTACTCTATCAAATAAATCACCACCAATTATATGTAAATCTGCTTCGTTTTCTAACTCTTTTATCTGCTCAATGAACAGATTAAACCTATTTTTAGCCCAAGTAACTGGAACATTTTTTTGTCCCAGTTTCAAGTGCCAGTCTGCTGTGAATAGGATTCTGTTTACCACGGGTTCTTAGTTCCCTGATTTTCAAATTCCTTAGACACCTCAGCAGGTGTTTCGTTCCCTTGAGATCTGATTCGATCTAAGAGTTCTTTTTGTGCTTCTGCACTTGGTCTTGGTAGAACTTCGTCCATTGACTTAAGTTCTGCAATAGATGCCATCTCATCTTCTGATAAGGCTCTTGTTGTACATTTCAAGACCTGTAACTGATATTCGACATTAAATGCCATTGGTCCAGTTTTAACCCTTTTGAAGTAAATGTCCCAACCTGTTTCTGGATCCGTAGGATCTCCTAAGTCTTCGGCTGCTAGCATGATTTGCTCAAGCAACTTTTTCTTCAAATTCAAAACTTTAACCTGTCCATCTGCAGGGTCTATACATTGAATTGCATAAGACCATCCACATTTCATTTCAGGATTGTATGCTCGTACCCAATCTTTTTCCGCATTGTCAAAAGTTTCTGTTTGTCTATTGAATGATAAACATTCCATAGGTATATTTTTAGCGTTTTCGCCTTTAATCCAATAAACGTATCTAGGAAGGATATCTCCTACCATTCTTACTACGTTATCTCCGTCTCGGTAAGCAAATTGATTAATACTTGATTTTTTTGCTTTCCCTTCTAATTGACCAAATTTTATAGCCATTATTTTCTCCTTATTTGAGTGACTTCTTCATATCGAAATCTTATTTTGTTATTTTCGACTTTCAGTAGTCTGTTGTTTTTTATAATGTCCTCGCTCACTGGTGAGTGTTTGAGGTCTAGTGTTGTTTCTCCGTTATCGTTAAAGAGATTGACATTTCTATAACTAGCTAAAGTTACATACTCTATCCACTCTCTTTCGGAGTATTCTGGTCTGTGTTCAAATATAGCTTCTGGATTAACCAGAAAAGAGAATCCAAACCAATTTTTGTTCCAATATTTATATAAAGGATCACGATAATTTTTGGGAGTCAGATTGTAAGTAAGCGTGTGTATTACTAATAGAACCTCTGTAGAGATTCCATTGGTTGCTTCTTTTATCTTTTTCCAATTATATTGTATCATATATTATACCAAAAAAATGACACCCTGTCAAGAACTAAATTTTTAAAGGTGTTTAATAACATATCCCTGTTTCATATAGTACCCTAACCTATTCTTAGCTTGTCTGCGTGCCGTCTTACCTACTAAGTTAATATCAATTACTACGGGATCTTTTTTACCTTCCTCTTCTCTAATAACCCTGCCTATTAACTGCGTTAATAGTGGGTCATTATTAACAGGCGTTGCTAATAGTAAACAACTTAAAGAGTTGAGTGAAATACCCTCTGAAAAGATAGATTGAGTTCCATAAAGTATATCCTTATCTGTATCAATTCTTTTCATCATTTTAGGTCTTTCTGCATGAGGAATTTCTCCTGTAATAACTAATGCTTTATCTCCGCTGAGTTCAGCGCATTTCTTTAGTAGATCAACTCTATCTGATACTACTAAAACTTTATGACCTTTAGCAGCATAAGCACTTGCTATCATTGCTACTGTGTGTCTATATTCCTCATTCCATGCTAGTTGATTTATTTTTCTAGCCCAAGGAATACTTGCTCCATCCATAAATCTAATCTCTGAATGTATCACATTTATACTAGGAGTCATATAATTTTCTTTTGGTGGTGTAAAGATTTTTTGTCCAAAATAATCTCTAAACACCACATGTTTTCCGTCTTTTCTTTGTATTGTTCCTGATAATCCTATCTTGTATCTTGCTAGTGATTTATCTATTACTCTTGCAAATGTTGGACTACTAACATGATGCATCTCATCAAGTATTACTGTTCCAAATTGATTTATTATATCGGGAATCCTTCGATATAGAGATTGTACATTTCCTATTACAATAGGACTATCAATATTAAATTTTCCACTACCAATAACTCCTGCTTTAATACCAAATACTTTTTCTACTTCTTTTTCCCACTGAGTTCTTAATGCTAGAGTATGTACTACAACTAAGGTTTTCTGTTTAAGTTTAGCTGCAATAGCTAATGCTGTAAATGTTTTACCCCAACTAACCCAAGCATTTATTATACAATTATCTTTTACTTCATTATATACTGCTTGTTGACTTTCTCTTAAGTCGAATTGGAACTTTGGAAATTTTGTAGGAACTGTCATTCTTTTATCAACAATTTCATAATTTGAAGGAATTAAATCCAATCTACCTACAGGCATAGTTATTAATCCTGTTCTCACAAATCCCATATTTTTTATAATTTGAGGTGGATCTAAGGGCTTATAAGAAGGTATCTTATAAGTTAATTGTTTATCTATTATAGACTCTAATCTTTCATCTACTGTGAGATAAATTCTATTACTTAATACTGCTTTCATGTTACAAAATATGTTATCGCCACATATGTTAGCATATGTACTAATTGATCAAAACCTGTTATACATCTTCTAAGTTGTTGTGATAAGCCCTTTCTTTTATACAAATACTTTGTCTTAATCCAATCTTCGTGATAATGTATAAATCCATCAAATAATGTAACTAATAATACGGTTTGTACAGGTAGAATCCACACTAGTAATATAAAACACCAGAACATATGCATAGCAGTATGTTCTAGTCCTCCTCTTCCTCCGTATATATGTTTATCTACAGGTACGGTATAAGCAGGATTAAAAACATAATCTGCTAGAAAATGTTTTATTAATAATAATGTCATTATTGTAGTCATTTCCAGTTTATCACTATTAATATTAATGCTACGAATCCTAGCATAGATCCTATAAAGATTAAATTATTTATTGTCATCATACTTTTCTCTTTGTGTCTTTTTTCCATTCAGTTGAATATTCATAAAAAAACCAAGGTAAGTTATTTCTATAAATTACTGCAGCCCATCTATAGTCTATTGCTGGTGGTCTTGGTACTTCTATTGGAAAGTTAATATCTTCTAACCATAGTAATGAAACTGTATCTTTTTTATCTACTGCTGTTATCTTATGATATTTCATTGGATAAAATGTTTCTTTCATATAACTAAATAGAGTTCCTTCATTATCTATATAGTTATATCCTCTATGCCTCATTAAGTTAGGCATAGCTTCCAACATATATTTTAATGGGTATAAATTAGGTAAACTTGTTTGTAATCTTCGTATACCTAATGTATCTCCACTCATATTTTTATCATCTACGACTTTATGATCTGCAAATAAAACTCCATCTCTTTCCTCTATTTCTTCTGTGCCTATAACATAAATTGGAAATTTTATCTTATGTATTTTCATAATAACTCTTTATGTGGAGGTTTGTGTTTATGAGAACACCAAGGACAATACCATGTTTTATTATACATAACTAATTCATTAGTTGCAACACTCCACCACATTTTACACTTATCACAAGTAAAGTGATATAATTTTTCTATAGAATACTTCACTGTAGGCTCTCATACCATACTATTTGTATTATTAAGAATAAAAATAGGAATATAACTATTTCTGCCATGTTTTTCATAAATTCCCTTAATTTGTTAGATAATTCCCACTAACGTGTTTATAATTCCCAAAGATAATATTATAACTGCCGCAGTATTTAATATCATAATTGCTCTATCTCTCCATCTCATACCTACTATTAACCATCCTATACAACCTATGAGAGATAATACATTATCATAGAAAGGACTTAGGTGTGAAGCACGAATAACCATAGCCATTAATATTATAATGCTACTAATCCATTTAATCCACCATGTTATGGTGTATATATTATGTTTTACTTCTACTTCTGTCATATCATTAAATTCCCATATTGTTTCTCAAATTTTCCATTTGAATAATCATCTGCTATATCAAAATCACATCCTACAGGACATCCTTCAATATAAACTCCTCTATCAAATTGCATAAATCCTTTTAGCTTTTTACAATAATGATCTATCTCATGCTCTGGAACTTCTGCTAGAACTGAGTCATGAACTAATGCGAATATTTTAGCTTTTAAACTATGTTCTTTAACATAATTGTGCATATCTATTGCACCCGCTAAATTAATATCACTAGCCACAGATTGTACCAAGAAATTAATACCCGACCGTACTTCGTGGCTAGCAATACCTTTATCTGCTGATTTTACATTTTCTAATCTTCTTTTTCTTCCAAAGGTAGAATATATAAAAGCATTTGCTTCGATAAAGTTTTTACAATGTTCTAACCACTTTTTTAAATCTTGAAATTGATGAAAATAATCATTGATAACTTCTTGCGCTTCTTTTACAGAAAAGTAAGAACCTGCATCTGAAGATACTTGTTGAGATATTTTCATAGCCCCTGCACCATACATAATACCAAAAGTAACAGCCTTAGCTGCCTGTCTTTCTAAGCTATACATATTTCCTACATCTTCTACATCACAAGGTAATTTAAAAACTAGTTTAGCAATAGAACTATGGAAATTACCACCACTTCTAAATACTTGTTGCAAATTCTTATCACCAGACAAGGCTGCAGCAACATATACTTCTGCAGTTGTTAAATCCATAGCTACTATTTTATTACCTTCTTTTGCTCTTATACAACCTTTAATAATTGAATTATCTCTTGGTATTTGTTGCATATTTAACTTACCAGAAGAAGATAACCTGCCTGAAGTAGTAGAGTGCAAATTAAAGTTAGTACGAAGCCTACTATCTCTGTCAAGTTGCGGTATAATCTTATCGAGGTATGTGTTCTTGATCTTTGATTTCTGTCGTATATCGAGAATATATTGTGGTACTTCATGTTCTGCTCCTAATTTTTGTAACACTTCTGCGTCAGTACTATGCGCTCCTGTGCCTGTTTTCTTTCCTGTTGGTCTTAAACCAATGTAATCAAATAATAAACTTCGTAATTGAACTGTACTATTTGGATTAAAGTCTTTACCTTGTCCTTTCTCAAATACTTTTATTTCTTTAAAGTTATAAAGATTATCAATAGCTTCTTGTATCTCTTTTTCCATTAAATTCTGAGCAAGTTCTAATCTCTTTCTATCAAAAGGAACTCCTGTATCTTGACAATCTTTTAAAAATAACATACCTGGAATTAATAGGTTATTATATACCTTTTCTAGTTTTGGATTCTTAGCGATAGCTTCTTTAAATAGTTTAAATATACAGAAAGTAACTACAGCATCCATAGCTGAGTATACTTGCATTATATCAAAAGGAATCATACCCCAATTAAATTGTGATTTTAGTACTCTATTTCTTTTACAATAAGTATCTATATATTCTGATAATGGTTTTTCATAATCACCATATTTAGTGTGTTTCATAGCTAACTGTTTTAAACCATGAGTACCTGGATTCTCATTTAATAAATAATGCATTAGCATTGTATCTTCTACTCTTGCAAAAGTAAAATTAAAATGATACTCTAACATAGCTAAGTCAAACTTAGCATTATGAAATATTACTATTTTATGCCAGAAAATATACTGTAGTAATTGTTCCACTTCATTATCAATAATATCTGTTAGAATATATACTCCTGCATCTTCTTCATAAGATAAACTAATTCCTAATATATGTCCATCTCTTGGAAATAGACCTGTTGTTTCTGTATCGCAGGCTATATATTCACTATCTGACTCTATTGCCGTTTTTAAATATTCTACTGCTTCTGCTTTATTATCTATTCCCCTAAACTTTTCTGTTGAATATTCCACAGGTTTTAAACTGCCATCTATATATCCTATTATATTCTTTAAGGATTCTTCCCATGTTCTTCTTGCTTCGGGTTTAAAGGAAAGCATAGCGGGGTTTATAACTGGGAGAAATTTGTTATCTATTAAACGCCCGCTATGCTCAGTCACTGATCTTTCATTTGTAAAGAAGATTAGTGCCTCTGAACCGACCAATATAATCCAATCATATTGGTCTAAATCTATTTCTATATCTACATCTCGTTTTAGGACTTTCTTTTTTTGTTCTGAACACAGATGATATTGGTCAAATTCAAATGCGTTATTAAAGTGCCTAACATAGTCCGTTCTGTTAGGTGCTTTATCAATTAATGCTACTTTCGTTTGGTTCGTCATATAACCACTCCTTTAATTTTTGTACTCTCTCTTTTGGTAGCCCTCCTGGATCCATTCCATCTGGCATTCTTACTACCTGAGAGATTAATTCTACTTTATCGCAAAGCTCAACTACGTTCTCTGCGGCTTCTCTTCCTGCTTGATCTCCATCGAAAAGAATATCTACTCCAATGACTCCTTGAACTTTTAATACAGATAATTTATAAATATCTATATTTCTAGTACCAAAACAGCACATTGCATTAGATAACCCTTTGTCTAATAAATTTAAGGCATCAAATATACCTTCGGTTAATACTACCCTTCCTAAAATAGGATTTGCTTTAGGTGGAAATATGGGCAATTTTGCTTTAGGTGGAAATATCATATATTTTGGTACTATTGTACTATCCATGTGTCTGCCTATAAAAGCTGTTATTCTACCTGTAATATCTTCTATTGGGAATACTACTCTACCTATATATTGAGACTCATGATGTGTAAAAGCAGAATATTCTTCATATGTCTCTGGTCTTATATCTCTATAGTTTCCTTTATATAACATAAAGTCTTTCGGCATTGATAATCCTACACTAGAAATTAAACTATCTTCTATCTTTTTCTTTAGACCTACTCTTTTTTGATCTAAAAAAGATACTGGTTGATCATAATGCTTAAATACATTTCCTTTAAATCCGCAAGAAAAACAATGAAATATTCCTGTAATTTTATCAATACGCATAGAAGGATTACTATCATCATGTTCAGGATTTAAACATCCAATAACAATATCAGCACCCTGTAATCTATAGGGTATCTTTTTCTTTTGTATTAGTTCTTCTACATTCATAATAATACAAATACAATAATGACACCAATTATAAATAAAAATATATCTCTCATAATATATCACCCATAATTTTTTCCTTTTATTACTACGCCACAACAATTACATATAAAAGGACAAGCAAGTACATCTTCTGTCATATTATAATCAAATGTTATTTCTTCCCCTTTATCTATTTCTTTTAATGAAACCAATCCTGTAGTACCTGAAGAAACAGGACTTCCATTAGCGTCCCAGCCTTGAATATAAAGTATTTCTGCATTAGGATAACAATTATGATTTATACAAGCACCTGTTTCAGACTCTAAATGTCTTTTTCCTACTTGTATAGATGTTCTTGTTGGGTAGGGAGTCCAAAGTCCTGTTAAGTGTAAAATTAACTCCCTTTTCCCAATAGGTACAGCTGCATGAACGGATTTGTATCCGCTTCTTTCTATTACTAAATGTTTTTTTATTTCCATTTTTCTATATACATTCCTAGTATTATTCCCCAACTAAAGAAACCTAATACTACTGCTGTAATTCCTATAATTTCATCTTGTGTCATAATTCATGAACCTCCTCGTTCATTTTTGCTTTCATATCCGCTTTCTCTTTTGGATTAAGCGCGCTTTTCGGTCCAATACGTAAAGTATCCCAATCCATTTCACTTGTGAAACTTTCCATTGCACCATTCCTCATTTTTTTACAGACAAAACTAATACAACCATCTGAAGGATCATAAGTCTCTATAGCAAAGGCTGCATCTGCTGCGTCTAGTATACCTTTTGCAAACCTAGCTTCTCCTGTAGCATCCGTTTGATAGGGAGAAAAGAATAATACTCCATAATCTTGTGAATACTGTTTTAAAGTTTTACTAACTTCTATTTGTTCTGTCCAATCATATTGACCTGCTCGTGAGGGTACAGCCGATCTTCTTACTTGATTTATATAATCAATTATTACAACACCCAAATCTAAATAATTAGATCTATACTCTATCTCAGCCTTAATCTTAGCTAATGTAAGGGATGTATCATATACTATATCCATTTGTTTATCGGGTCTTAGTGGTAGTTTTGTAACTGTATCTTGAAATTTATCATAGTTTTGATGACTATAATAATCCATTAGAGCAGAACTACTTCCTTCAAACCTATCGGCTTGCCACTCAGCTAATCGTTGATATTCTTTTTTAGTTAACATTCTTTGTGTTAATCTATTCAAAGGTATATTCGCACCGAGAGCTGCAAATCTTCTAAAAGTCTGCTCTTTAGTCATTTCTATCGTAAAGTATAAAGAACTTTTTCCTAGATTATATTGATGTACTGCTATATTAGCACAACTAAAGGATTTACCCGCACCTCTACGACCTCCTAATAATACTAAGTCTGTTTTTGTAAATTTCATCTTTTGATCATATTCATCATTAAGACCAAGAGGTATATAGTTAGATATTTCTTCTTCGGTTTCTAAGGCATTGATCTTCTGCATACTTACTGTTTCTGTATCTATTTCTACTTTATTTCGAACATGAACTACTATATCTTCTATAGCTTCTATGTTTTCTTCTGCCGTAGCCATACCTACAGATTGATCAATATAACCATCAACCTGACCGAGTATTTCGATCTGGGTATATTCATTTTTTAGGTATTCTAGTAATTGATATGGATTTGAGTCCACTTCGAGGGATTCTATTGCGTATATTTTTTCTTTTAATGACTGATCCCTTAACTCTAGTTTTAAGTCGTCAAAAGTTGGAAGAGCAAGATATTGCTCAAAATGTTTGTTAATAGCTCTGTGGATAGGTTGATATTCTGGAGGTAAGTAATGAGATTGAAGGTTTCCCCAAGTCTCAGTATCTTGTTCCAATATAATCCTATTAAATAAAGCAGACGCTATATTCATCTTTTCTCCCAGATTTTAAGCAAAGAAAATTTAGGGTATTTCTACCCTAAAAATCCTTTGGAAAAAGGTAACTTAGTTAGCTACTCTTTCTTTTCGCGCTGCACCATCATAATCAGCCGCAGTTAAACCGCGTCTGGTTAACATAGTTTTAACGCCACGTTCAGTTTTACCAATACTGTCAGCAATCTCAGCGACACCCATTTCTGAAATATCACCAAGTTCAGTAAGTGCATCAACTTTAGAAGCTGCATTACTTTCTCTTTGCTTTGGTATAGCACCAATCTCTCCTGTTCTCAAGAAAGAAAGAGCTTTACCTCTGATTGAATTGATAGGTCTATTAAGAGCTGCTGCGATATCTTCAACAAATGCACCATCTGCAACCATTCCTAAGAATGTTGCTTCTTCATCAGGTGAATAAGTTCTAACGCTTGCAGGCTTCTCAGTAGGCTTGACGTGTCCAGTAAGTTCCATAGAAAGGATCTTACCTTGTATAGACTTAGCGGAATAATTTCCACCTGCAAAGGCTTCAGCTATTTCTGCATAAGTATATTGCCCAGAATTACCTTCAACAAATGATTGAAGTGTAGCTTCTTCTTCGTCAGAAAAAGTTTTGGTAGAAACATTAGATGCTAATTCTACGTCAAAACCCATTTTTCTTAACTTAGAGGAAACTGATCTTGGGCTTGTTTCAAGGTGTTCTGCTGCTGAAGCAACAGTTGCTTGACTGATAGGACTCTCTGATCCTACAAAATTTGTGAGCTCGTCTGTGCGCTCATCTGTCCACTTAGGTACTGCCATTTTAATCTCCTAGATTAATTCGTTAATATTATTTATTATTTTTATTTTATTTTTTCGTGCCTTTTTAGTTTTAGCGGATTCAATCCCACTTTCATTTACTAAAATGTTCACGTCCTTTGTTAACCCACTTTTTACTTTATAACCATTTTCTTCTAAAATATTTTTAGCAATAGCTTTTGTTTTATAAGTGTTTAACTTACCAGATATACAAACTATTCCTTTTAACTCAGTTACTTGTTGCCCCGTTTTTGCAGGGTGGTTCGTTCTCCAAGTAAAAGGTAAGTCTGAATACTGATCAAAGGTCATAATGAGCCATTCCATTAAATTATCTGTAACTTTTTGACCTAGCCCTGCCTCTTTGCATTTGGTAAAATTGATCTCATTAAGATGTTCAATTTTGCTACAAAGTTTTTCGGCAGCACTTCTGCCAAAAAGGGGGATAGAAAAAGCTGGTAATAAAGTTTGTAAATCCGCATCTTTACTTTTCTCAATCTCTGCTAATAACTTATTTGCCATTATATGAGATTTTAAACAAAAGTGTATATAATCATAATTTAATAAGTAAATTTCGTTTATATCTTTTAAAGCTAACTTCTCTACTGTCTTTGGTCCAAGACCTTTTATCCTGAGAGTTTTGGCAAAGTGTTCTACTCGTTTATATACCTTAGTTTGGCAACTATGACTTACGCAAAAAAGCTGGTCATTTTTCCATTCTAGTATCGAACCACAACTTGGGCAATTCGCTGGAGGCATAATCTTCGTGCTTATTTCTTTTACCATTTCTTTCATTTATTTATATATTATATCAAATCAGAGATCTCTTGTCAAGAATTATTTTTTGGGATGACTCCCACAATTCTAGGTATGATTTCTCCAGATCTAATGATTTCTACCTTGCAACCAATTTCTAATCCTAAATCTTCAATAAATGCAATATTATGAAGGGTTGCTCGTCTTACGACTGCTCCACCTATACGGACTGGTTCTAGTATGGCTACTGGCGATACCTGACCGCTTTTTCCTACCTGCCATTCTACGTCCTTTAAAATTGTTTGCTTAGTTTCTTGTTGTTGTTTAAGAGCAAAAGCTCCTCGAGGATGGTGGGCAGTATAGCCCATTTTCTCAAATTCTATTGTATTGTTAATTCTAAATACCCTTCCATCATGAGGGAACTCTTGCCATTCTGAATCTATTACTGTATTAAACCCAAATATTTGTAGCATAGACATATCATCTTTATATGTCCATTTATTACTCATTTGATATTCTGTAGGATTTTCCCATTTTACATCATATGCTACGAATGTTAAGTCACGGGAGGCAAACTCTTTATTATCTTTCAGATTTAGTGCACCTGCAGCATAATTTCTAGAGTTTAGTTTTGATTTGGGAGCAACGACTTCTCCCGTGACCTGAACCCATGTATCATCTGGGTTCCATTCTAAACTTGCGTTTTTACATTCATTTGGTACTATATCTGAATAAAATATTTTATCTGTAATATCTATTCCTACAATACCATCACCCCTTGTTAGGGCTTGTGTTAGATAACCTTCTTTATAAAGTAAACTAACACAAGCTCCATCTAGTTTAGGGGTTTCAATTAAATCAGCATTAGCTATGGGGAATTCTTCTCCTTCAAATATTTTTTGTAAACTATAGAGTCTGTGCATATGTTTTACACCATCTTTAGTTTTATAACCTATTCGATTGATTTGTGCTCTACTTTCTATAGCATCAAATTCCCAGTCGTGCATGATTGGGTTACCTTCGTAGTAGGCTTTACTTGCGCGTTCTAATAACTTTTCTATGCTCATTTTTTTCCCAAATTTTGAATTTATAGGAATATTATACTAAAAATGAACCTTTTTGTCAAGAACTATTGTAAACTTCGTTGAAAATTTCTCCGAATTGTTCGGTAATCATATCTTTGCTCTCAGCAAGAGATAGTATTTCTACTAGAGCTGCGAATAATTCGTAGGAATTTGTTAAGTTAAGAGGCATGGATATGCCGTCTTTGGAGGGTTTCCACTCTTCGTTAAAATCTAAATAATATTTTCTTAGGTGTAAATATTCTATCTCTCTAAAGGTATTTACAGTTAATCTTATTTGTTCCAGTCCGTCTTCTTTTTCATGAATAATTCTAGAATACATCTCTGGTTCTTGCCATATATCTACCATTCGTCATGTACTCCTTTGTTCTTTAGAATTGAATTTAAGGGAACGATACTTGTTACATTTGCAGGACGCAATAATCTGTAGGAATCTGTATCCCAACAGAATAACAGAACTGTATCTTTAGTTTCTTTCGCACGATTGTGCTTTCGTTGTATATGAGGAGTAGTAAAATCTAGTGTACAGACATTATATTTTAACTTCCGTGAGTTTGTACTTCGGTAAGTAATTACAGCGTCTCCACATCTTTTTACTCTCTCTATAAATTCATTTTTTTCCACATGAACACCTTATATTATTAAGTAATTTAATAACTACGGTGTTGCTAACTTCTTAATTCTTGCTGGGATTTAAGAGTTGCTTCAGGGAATTTATATCCTGAAATTCTATGGTACTATTTTTGGGTATAGTAAAGGGCGACTCACCTTTCGAAATCGGATTAATGTCGCCCTAAGTTCTAGTTAGAACTTGTAATTTGCTCAGCGATATGCTTCGCTGCTTTACCAGATATCTTGTCAATGATATTCATATCTAGTGAACCACCTATACTAGCTACTGCGTCTACAAGTTGTTGATGACATTCAGCTTTGCTTACTCGTCCTCCACCGCCTGTGCTTCCATTAGCTTTTGAAGGGTTCTTCTTGACATAAACTCCAGCTCTAGTAAGAATCATTCTTACACCATTTGGTGATTCCTCTAATTCTTCAGCTATATCTTTAACAATTTCCATACTTGTTTCAGGTGTAGCATCAGCAGAAGTGTACATGTCTATAGCCATTTCTTTACTTTCGTCTGTCCAAGCCATTTTTATATCTCCTTTAGTTTCTTTTTAAGTTGATTATTTTCCTCTGAAAGTTCTTTAATTCGAGCATATGCTCTATATACCTGTTCTGTTAATTCTTTGACAGTTCTTTCATGGTGGGTCTTAGCAACAGAATTAACTTTATCTATCCCCCATGCTTTTAGTGTGTCATATTTTTCCATTGGTATCCTATATAAATTGCTTTTTCGAGTTTTTATAGATATATTATAATATTTTTTAACATAATTGTCAAGAAGTATTTTTTGAATCTATTTTTAATAGGTTATTTACAAATGTATCTATAAAATGCTCTTCATAATACAAGCAAGGTATCATAAAGGGAGCCATTGCTGTTGAAAATACAAAAAAACTAATACCTGCTACTAACTTATGTTTAAGAACTTTACTATTAGGGTGATTATCTTCTACTATATACATTGAAGGTCTAAATAATGCCCAAGTACATACTAAACCACCACTTAAGGCAAAAACTGCATAATATGTTAATAATTCTGACATTATAAATCTTCTAATATATAGTCCATAGGACTGGTTGTTTTAAGTTCCACCATTTTACCACTCATAACCTTAAATCTCATATGTTTAGGTGTACATTTATACATTTTTCGTACTTCAAATACTCTAACCATATTATCAATAATTTTACCTTCTACATCATACTGATTATATCTTACTCTAAGTTGTTGGTGTTTTTCGAATAAACTTAATATCCATATCCCAATATTAATAATACCTTTATTAATTCTTTCTAAAAATGTTTTAGTTTTTCTAATGGCAGGTTTTACTTTGCCTAGAAAACTGACTATTTTCTTTTTAACTTCCATATAATAACCTTATATCTTTTATAATTATCACTATGATAACTCCTAGCCATATTAACCATATAGGGTTCATAAGGCTTCTGTATTTAAATCGTACTCATCTACTAAATGTTGTATACTTCCGATACTATAAGAGGGTTTAATTGTCCAACCACTAAATCTTCTAATACCAGGCCACCACGGTAGCCAAAAGCTTTCTTGCCATTCTAATGGTATCCAATATTTTATCTTGTAGGCTTTATACCCTTCCTTTATAGCTCGTTTAGATTTTACTTGTCTTACTATTTGACCTGCTTTACCACCTCTACAATCTGGGTGTGGATCATTAAACCAGACCCATTCGCCTTCATCAAATTCGTACTTTACACACTCGTCTGGTACTATAAATTCTTCTCCAATTGCTACTTTTGTAGGTACTCCTACTCTATCTACAATGTTTTTCACAAAAGTTGGAGAACGATACATCTGTCTAGAAATTTCTGCAAAATTCATTCCCATAAGATAATTTACTACGACTTCTTTTATATCAGCATTAGTGGCAATTTTGCCCTTATTCTGATCCATTCTATTTCGTCTGTATTCTCTTTTTTCTTTAAACTCAACTATAATCTTATTTAATCTAGTGGTATTATAAGCTATGTTTAACATCTCACAGGCTTCTTTCTTTGTTACTGGTTTCTCAGCTTCTAAAGAATTTAGTACTCTTTCAACATTTGTATCGTCTAGTTTCTCATGAGCCTTTGCTTTTACTGCCATTACCTTCTCCTTAAAAACTCTCTAATTCTTTTCCAAAGATTCTTTTCTTCAATCTTTGTTCCTATAACTATAGATTTTTTTAAGACTGGTACAGGTTCTCCATCTTCTTCCCAACCATTAAAGAAATCCGCTTGGAATCCTTTCATCTTTTCCATTATCCTACGAAGTCCTCTCCTTCTTGCCAATTACAGCCAGTTAATCCACCAGCTTGTAGTGCTTGTACAGTTCTAAGAACTTCATCTGCGTTTCTTCCTGTATCTAAGGCATTTACTGATACATGCTGAATTATTCCTTCTGGATCAATAATAAAGGTTGCTCTTAAACAAACTCCTGACTCCACTATACCTAATCCATGAGATAATTCTAAACCACAATCTGCGGCTAAAACGTGTTGGATATTTGCAATCATTGGATTACTTTCTTTCCAAGCAAGTTTACAAAACTCATTATCTCCACTTATACCAATAACTCTACAAACTCTAGATATTTCGTCCATTGCAGCTATTTCTGTTGGGCATATAAAGGTAAAGTCTTTTGGGTAAAAATAAATTACTGCCCATTTCCCTTCAAGATCATCATCTGTGACATTTACCATATTATTATTATGATCCACACCTTGTAACTCAAAGTATGGAAATACATTTCCTACTGATAACATAATTTTCTCCTAATTAATGTATCGTTATTTCTTCGTGATAGGCTAATTCTTGTAGTTCTTCACTTGCTTCAAATAATACTCTGAAAGCCTCTAGATCTGGAACTATTGTTCCCTCGTAGTCTGCTATAAATATTCGGTAAGCTGTTTCTAATTGTTTCTCTGTGTATAATACTAACATTTTATCCTATCGGTTAATCCCCATTATTTTATACAGAAGCCTGTTGGGGTATTCAGGCTTCTGTTATTATTACATATTTCTAGTTTCTAACGCATGAGTTATGAAATTAACTACGGATCCTACTGTTTCCATTTGTTCTGCCTCATGATCAGGTATTTCTATATCAAAATGATCTTCTAAAACCATTACTAATTCTACTGTATCTAAGGAATCACACCCTAGATCATTCATAAAATGAGCACTCATTTTTACATCTGCTATAGGTATCCCTAACGTTTTCCCTATTATATTTACTACTTGTGATTTCATAATTAAATCCTAGCCTTTGCTATTAATTTTATCTTTAGCGGTTCCAGCATATAAACCAAACCAAGCTGCTCCTGCACCTACTATAATACTAATAAGTCCAGATTGTTCTAATGTTGGCTCTGGTAATTCCATAAACCAAAGTGTAGAGTAATATAATAAAAACATATATACACTTAGGAAGGCTCGTGGAAATATTCTCCACGCATCTACCATGTTAGATAACCATATCCATCTTTGCCACGGATTCTCAGGCTCTTGAGCCATTTCCATCTCCATGATCTTTGCTTTTAGTTCACCTATCTCGGTAACCATTGCCATGAATTTATTAAGATCCAATTCAACTTCGTTTCGGCTCATATCGCCACTAAAACGTTCGTTTTCGTTCATTTTTGTTCCTTAACTAAAGTGTATAACCCGTAGACTAATCCTGCATAGGCTATCCACTTCGCTATGGGAGAGGCTACTACTATAGCAATACTAAGTGCTATAATACTAACTCCGTCCCAAGAAGTTCTTTCCGCTATTCTAGCTTCAATCCATTCTTTTGCTTTTACTAATTGTATCATTTCTTTCTCCCATCTCTTTCGAGCTTTGATCTACATTCCACATCTACGTTCTTCTAAATGTTTCTGCATCTCTTCCAATTTATCTGATACTGTGGTATAGAATATAAAGGGAAATATTGCATGAATTATACTTACAATACTTAACCCTAGAAAAAGCAGAGAATATAAACTAGCACATTTTGCGTGTTCGAAATAAGTTTCGTTTGTTTCCTTTAAATGATTAAAGTTCATCTAAACTCTTTGCTGCTTTGACCCACTTAAATTGGTCTGTTTCAATATCTATTGGTGTTATATCTACGGAAAGGGGCTCTTTACCTTTAGCCATTAGATTTCCTAGAGTGATCTTCTTTTCATTATCCCACTCACATATAATTTCTATTTTATAAAATTGTTCTTTCATTGTTGTTTCATAAATTCGGGATAAGCACTATTACCTGTTTCCCACATATCTTGTCCGCCTACTTCTTCTTCTCTTGTTGGTCTAATTCCTATTGTTTTCTTCATTATAAACCATACTGCATAAGAAGTTCCGAAGACAAAACTAAATATACTTAAAGTTCCTATACCCTGTGCTAAAAAAGTTGCATCTGTATTTAGTATTGGTACTAACATAAGTCCTAATATACCTGCTACTCCATGCACGCTTATTGCTCCTACTGGGTCATCAATTCCCCACTTTTCAAGATAACTCATTGAAAGTGGTACTAATAATCCTCCTAAAGATCCATATACAACCGCCATTTGAGGACTAGGTGTTACAGGATCTGCTGTTATAACTACTAATCCTGCTAAAGCTCCATTACATACTGCATTTAACGCGGTTTTACCTAACCATAGTTTAGATAATATCATAGCAGATAAAAGTCCTGCGGCAGCTGCTGTATTTGTATTCACAAAAATCTGTGCTACTGCATTAGCATTATCCATACCTATAATAGATAATTGAGATCCACCATTAAATCCAAACCAACCAAACCATAAAACTAAAGTTCCGAGTGTAACGGCTACTGCATTAGAACCATGTATTGGTTGAGGGTTTCCATTTTCATCATACTTACCTATCCTTGGTCCAATCAAAAGTACTGCTGCTAAAGCCGCGGCTGCTCCTGCCATATGAACTATACCTGATCCTGCGAAGTCTGAGAATCCTAATTCACTTAGAAAACCACCACCCCATGACCAAGCACCTTGTATAGGGTATATTAAAGCAGTAAATATTGCTGCAAACCCTAAGAAAGTCCAAAGTCTTTTTCTTTCTGCTACTGCACCTGAAACTACCGACATTGCGGTTGCTACAAAGACTGCTTGAAAGAAGAAGTCTGCCATTAAAGCATGATCTGGAGGATCACTCCACCCATACATTAATGTATATCCTAGTAGTAGGTAAGTTATAGAAGCCACACTATAAAGTGCGATATTCTTTATTAAAATTTCGATTACATTCTTTGAACGAACCGATCCTGCTTCTAACATTGTAAAGCCTGCCGCCATAAACATAACTAAGACACCAGACAATAAAAAATAGAAGGTATTAAGCGAGTATGCTAGATCCATTTTATATCCTTTTTAGGTTTTAATTAAAGCTGTTTCCACAGCCACAAGTAGCGTTAGCACTTGGATTTTTTATTTTAAATGTTGACATAAAGGAATCTTCCTCATAGTCAATAGTTGTCCCCTCTAAATATCCTATACTAATTGCGTCAACAAATAGTTTAATGCCTAGCTTTTCTACGATATAATCGTCTTCGAATGTATCTTCGATAGGTGCTAGTCCAAACCTATATTGAAATCCTGCACAACCTCCTCCTTCTACAGATATTCTTACGACATTTTCTTTATCAATAAATGGTCTTAATTTATTAGCTGCCGCTTCTGTAATATCAATCATCTTTATGATCCATCAAAATTACTGCATAATGAATAATTTTCATGAGATTGTTGTTCTTATCTTCTCCCTCTTTTTTTCCGTATCTCTGTGCATATTTAATAATATTTCCTATACAAAATCCTTCTAAATATCCTGCCCCTTGTATAGTTTCCGTTGCCTGTTTAGTAATTCCTTTAGCGTAGTGTTTACTATATGTAGTTTTTATATAATTCAGAGTTCTCTTTAACTTTTCTTTTTCATCAAATTTAAACTCCTCTACTCTTAAAGGTGGATTGTATCTATCTATAAATTCTGCGCCCATATCTTTCTCAAACTCTTCTTTAGGAATCCAGCCTGCTGGAACTCCTCCGCATGAATTTTCATTCATTACTAATTTTTTTATTAATTATGTCTGCTTCCATCTTTAAAGCTGTACTTTCTTTATGTAAAATCATTAAATTACTTTCATGATTGTCAACTAAAGTATTTAATCTTTCTACTTCAATTTCTAACTGCATTATTCTTGTATAGGCATCAGTCAAACCTAGTATCCTTGCTATATAAGCTCTCATTATTTATCCTCAAATGGTGATTTAATTCCTACTGAAGGTCTATTACTCGTCTCCTCGTCTCCTTCATAGGGTCTGTCAGGTGTAGTTACATCTTTGTAATACACTATTATTTCTTTTTGTTCTAGAATATATCTTCTCATCTCTTGTAAGTTTCCACTCATTTTTTCATATCCTTGTGGCGAAAGGGCAAAGAATGTAGGTGTACCTTCAACTCCTTGTATTTTTGATACTTTTTCCATAAATTCATCTACATTTTGATCACTCACTACATACCAATCAGGTCTTTCTAACTTGATTGCTGAAGGTAAAGGTGGGTGGTAAATTTCAATTTCTATGGGTGCCGTTTGTATCTCAACGGGGTTGGGTAATCTCTGTCCTGTTAAAGAACAGCTACTAATTAGTATTAGCGGGATTATTAGGGTCGTAATCTTGTGGTTCTGTTTCATCTTCTATCACTTTAAATATTCTATCTGTTGCATTATTCGCTCTAGTCTCGATAAGACCTGGCTTGGCTTTAGCCAATTTAGTAAGGTCGTGCTTCTTAAATACTTCCAAATAGGATTGGGTTTCTTTTGTAATTTCTGCATTTCTTTTTGTAAGAGCCTCATTTGCCTTTCGTTGCTTTTCCATAGCTGTTTGTAGAGCCTCAAACGCAAGTGCTTGTTGTTGATTTTTGAGATCAAGTGCAGCTTTCTCCGAAGCGAGTAACTCGTACCGCTCCATTGTGTCTTGGTACCATGTGTACGCTCCACCAATTAATCCTCCTGCTATTACTATTATATAAATATATTGCATTATTTTATTTTTTTAGCCTGTTTATAGACTACGACCTTATTCAAAGTAGGATCGAATTTCTTCAATTCTAGCTTACCAAAGTTATTCTTTGGGTTTGTTGTTGTTGTATAATAATGCGGAGATTCTGTACTCTGCATTTTTATATTAATTCTTGTCTGTTTGCCTTTCCTTCCTTTAGCCATTTTTATTTCTCTTGATCCTCTTGAGCACGCTTTGCCCATTCTTGTCTTTTTTGTTCTGCTTGTATCATCATTTCTTTTGCCTCTTCGCCTTCTTTAATCCAAGACCTTTTTTCCAAAAACTGTTCTTTTTTATCTACAGTTGTAAAGTATTCTTCCCAATCGCATCCTGTTTCTGGGTTATAGAAATAGTACTTATCCATAAAAAGCCCATACTCCTGCACTAGTAAAATAAACAATCAAAAAAGCTATCGTTAGCCAACTAGTTGTATCATCCCAACCTGCAAGTGGTTTAAATTTATAAACTTCTTTCTTCTTCATCTCTAAATATCTTATTTTCGTGTCTTATTTGACTATCGTTCTTTTCTCTATATTCTGTTGTATCCATTAAATCTAATATATGATTTCTATCAAACTGTTTATCCCAAACTGTACCATGTCGCCAATCTATGGCTTGTTTATGATAAAACTCCTTTTCCAACCAATGAAGATTTTTAGTTAAATATTCCCATTCGTTAGAAAAGGGCTTCATACCTGCTTCCCACCTTTCGGCACAGTTTTCATCATACATAGTTCTGACAAAATTTATAAACTGTTTTAAGGGCATTAGGTTCGTATCTCCAAATTAAAAATTATAATTAACTTGGACTACTGCATTATCCCAAAAGTGACCATGTCTGGCACTAGATAATGTTTGCATTCCTACTGTAAATTTTCCGAAATCTTTTGAAAGATTAAGGGCTTTAAAGTCGGAATCGTCTTCCCATCTACCATATTCTAAAACTACGTCTACATATGGTATGTAAGGTACTGCAACTTTCACGTCATAAAATGACTGTACGTCTGCGTCATTGTCTAAATCAAAATAGTACTCTACTGTAAGATTTTTATATCCTGCTGATACAAAACCTTCTGTGAAATCTGACATTTGATCTATTCCATCTACAAACTCGTAATGCGTTACTCCCGTACTGAAAGACACTCCTTTTATGGGTTTGAAGTTATATCCACCATAGAAATCTAACTCTGCGTTAGATCCATCATCATAGTCGACACCTCCAATCCAAACTCCACCAAAAGCTCCGCCTTTGTTGATCTCTAGATTAACTTCTCCCATTGGGCTATGTTTATTCTGATCTATTCCTCTCCATAGATAATTAGACCTTACTCCTACTTGTCCACTTACATCAAATCTTTCTTTAACAACCACTTCTTGAGCAAAAGTTAAAGGCGTAGCAAGTAACATTAGGACTGGTATTAATTTTAATGAATGATTCATTTATTTCTCCTAAAATAGCGAAAAGACAGTATCTACTAAAGTGTAGATAAAAAAGAACCAGAATCCGTACTTATATAAATCATCTTGATCTTTCTGTTTTTTCAGTTCTTGTTTACTCGGTGGTCGCAAGTTATATGCTTTCCATCGAGGCTCGTTGTTCCCATTAAACATCTTAAATAAGAACATCAACCAAAAAATATGCAAAACAAATCCAAAATCCTCTTTTATAGAATTTCCTCTGTTTTTCATAGTTTTCTTGATTCATGATCCTCCTCGTATCATTTGGGGACTACACTGAGGTAGCCCCCATGTAGTGTTTTTAATTAATTCTAATGTTATTAGGTTTTAATTCTTCTGGTTTATCAATAATTAGATATACTACTAATAATCCGTCTTTTAATACCGCATCATCAACTTTAATCCAATCCCCTAAAGAAAATATTCTAGTAAATGCTTTACCACTAATTCCTTTATACACATACTTTTCTCCGTCTTCAAGTAAAGGACTTGTCTTTTTGCCTTTAATTATCAACTCTTGTTGATCTTGAACTACTGATATACCTTCTCTTTCGAGTCCAGCTACATCTATTTCAAGTCTATATTGTTCTTTACCTGAGATAATATTGTATCGTGGATAGTTAGTATCTGCTGTAGGATTGTTCATTAACTGTGATTGTAAACGATCAAAACCTAAAAATAACCTATCAAAGTCGGTCAAACTTGTACTCAATGTCTTTACCATTGTTTTCTCCTATAAGCTCCTTTCGGTAGCGAATTGAGTCCCTTTCGGTGACTCGGTTAATAAAACCTCCGAATCCAGTAAAATTCCCTAAACTCTTAATTTTAGAACTTCAAATCTGTGCGACCAGAATTAAAGAGTTTTCCTTATGCCCACCCGCCTACTGATCGTAGGCTCTGGATACAAGAGGGGCATTTTAACGAGTGCCAACTCTAATTTATTATATTATGGATATTATAACAAAATTTGAACTCGTTGTCAAGTATCATTTTTTGCATTGTCATCAAAATCGATAAGATCATTATCTTCTATAAAAGATACTGTAGCTTCAATACCTTCCATTACGCCTATGCGATATGATGTATAACCACAACCCACTATTAGTAGCGAAACTAAAATAATTAGGTTTATGTCCATCTTATTTCTCTATTTTTCATTATATTATTATAGCAAAATTTAGGGTTAGAGTCAAGAACTAATTTTAACCAACTTATAAAAAGTTCTTGACAAGTAACTTGAATTTCGCTATAATATCTCTATAAATAAAATTTTCAGGTAAAAGAAACACATTGAAAAAACAGAACACAAAACAGACAAGACCAGCATGGGATGACACGGAAGACAACCTATTAAAACAGTATTATGGAAAGATATCCATGAAGCAACTGAGGTTAATCTTTGAAGGCAGAAGTGAAAATGCTATTAGGTCAAGAGTGAAACGCCTACGAAAAAAGGGGTGGAGCTTTACAACGACAAGAAGATGATGATAACAATTTATGGGACAGATAATTGTGTTTATTGTGATAGAGCAAAACAATTATGTGATAGTGCAGGTGTAGAATATCGAGCAGTCGATATTACAACTGTTGATAAGGACTGGATAAAGTTTAAACTAGGGTTCGAGCCTAGAACTGTTCCACAGATATTCTTTGATAAAGAATATGTAGGTGGGTTTACAGAGCTAAAAGATTTTTTCCAAAGAAAAGGGAGTGAGTGGACAAAACTCACACAAGATTAATTTGAAAGTAGAAGTAAGAAAGAACAATTTTGATTTTGCACTTAGGAAATTTAAGCGTGCAGTCAATAGTGACGGAAGACTTCAAGAGTTCAGGGAACGAAGACATTATACTAAACCTACTAAGAAAAGAAGGTTAGCAAAAATGGCAGGTAAATTAAGATGGCGAAGAAAAGAAAGGGAACTAGACCCAATAAGGTTCGGAAAGAAGAAAATGTATTAAATAATCCAGTTGCAAAGTTTATGCACTGGTTTAATAGATCTTCTGTTTTAACGAACAAGAAAAAGTATGTTCGTAACCCTAAACATAAAGGAAAACTATATGAGTAAGTTTATAACTGAGATAAAGGAATTTTTAATGAATTTAGATGACTACGACAAGAAGAATGTCGCATCATTTTTAGCAACAACAGCAGGGATAATAATTATATTATGTTTCATAAGGGACTTAATACAACAATAATAGCAGTAATACTACTAGGGATTTGGATGATAAAAGGTGGTCTGTTGAAAGACGAAGAACTAAATTTTATTCGTGAAGTCGAAGGACTAGAACACAACGCATACCAAGATGAAGGAGGTGTATGGACTATAGGTTATGGTCATACTCGCGGAGTCAAGGAAGGCGATAGTATAAGCACTCATAAAGCAAATACATACTTAAATACTGATCTAATTGCCTTCGAATTACAACTTCAAAGACTTGTCCGAGTTGAACTAACCCAGAATCAATATACTGCATTATTATCCTTTATATATAATATTGGAGCAACGCAGTTCGCGAAATCCACCTTATTAAAATATGTAAATGAGAAGAAATTTGATCTAGTTCCAGATGAGCTAAGAAAATGGAACAGAGTTAATGGAGAAGTCAGTTTAGGACTTACTAGGAGGCGAGAAAAAGAAGCTATCCTTTTTGCAAATGAATCAGTAACGGGAACATGGAATTAATTAAAGACAAAGCAATTATACTAGAAAACGCACTTCCACTTCAGATTCTTACTCATATGGAACAAGTATTAACTGGATACTTACCAATACCAAGTTTCATAGATGGTAGAAATATAGATAAAAATACAAGAGATTCAGAAGTTAGATTCATGCAATATAATGAAAGCAATACTTTTGTTAGAGAATGGTTGATAGATATGGCAGATGAGTACTATGGTTTCTTTAACAACTCAAATGAGTTTGGAAGAACTATAAACTTAGATAAGGGGTCTTTAGTGCCCGAGCCCGTACAAGTCACTACTTACAGAAGACATAATTTTTATAATTGGCACGTAGACGGGAGCGCACAAGATCCTAGACATCTAACTATTATAGCTCAACTGACAGACTCTGATGAGTACGAGGGAGGAGATTTTCAAATTGAAGATTTAACACTTCCTCCCTTTACTCGAAACAAAAATACTGTCCTTCTGATGAAACCACACCTTAAACATCGAGTCACTCCTGTACTCAAAGGTGTTAGAAATTCAATGATCACTTGGTTTCGAACCACGAACAAAACATAAAAATATAACTTTTATTTTTAGTCTACTAAATTTCTAGGCGTTTTTGCGCAACATTTCAAACACACTCCCTTTGCTACCATAGAAGATTGCACTTTTTGTCTGGCAACTCACCCTATACAAACACTTTAAAACATTCACCTAAGGAAAAAAGAATTTTACATTTGTCAAAAAGTATGGTATAATTATATTATAAATTTTTAATTGACTTCGTCATCTTAGATTTCATTCAAACTGTTGTTTCGAAGACACGAGAACAGCCCTCCCTTAGGAGGGATGGTCGAAGTAGTCGAGAAAACGGAATTAAATGCTACTTTAAGACAACTCTTTAACCTCGTTTTAATTCGACAAGTCTTTTAAACTTAAATCACAACTACTTTCTTAAATTAAATGGGGCTTACTCCGTTTAAAAACTCAAAGACAATTTCCCCAAACCGAAAATATATAAACCATTATTTACTTACTACTTTAAGTAAACTTAACGGGTATAAGCTGAATTTATCGAAATTATCCTTAGTATAATCGATTTGGCGTCAAGGTTGTTAGGTTTGTTGGGTGTCTGCGATTTGGCTTCAAGGTGGCGGTTCTTAGGAGAATCGAACTCCTGACTCTAGCGTGACAAGCTAGCATTATAACCACTTAACTAAAGAACCTTTAAAGCTCTTGGAGCGAGATAAGGGAGTCGAACCCTTGTCCTCTGGTTGGAAGCCAGATATAATAGCCACTATACTAATCTCGCTAGAAAAGCTCTAGTTTTTGCACTTCATAATTCTAACTTGGATATCGTCCTCAGCATCTTTTTTAGTTAAGAAAGGTCCAAAGGTATTATTTTTAAACTTATAATACCAAGTCTTAACCTTTTGCTCTTTTAAAGGTATACCTTCAAAAGTTACTTGAGGACTTTCATATCGTTGAAATATAACTGTTGTCATCAGCTAGTTTTAGGTGGATAACGATAGATATTTAAACCTATGTAAACAAAGTCATCACCAGTTGCTTCATTACCGACATTTAATTTTGTATTCCCACCAGAGCTAGCGATCATTATTGTTTTACCACTAGCAGAAGGTCCGATATCACTTTGTGTGTCTATCTTCATTGTTAAGACTCCTTCATCATCTACAGTATAATCGATACTGTCCATTTTTCCGAATGTTTCCATTTTAGTTCCTTTATTTTGGTGGAGCTGAGAGGAATCGAACCTCCAACCCTCTGCTTGCAAAGCAGATGCTCTCCCGTTGAGCTACAGCCCCTTTTGTTATTGTTATTATTCCACTAAGGATAGTAAATACTTTAGTTCCTGCTTGGGAGACTTTTCTAGTCCTTCAAGTTTGTCAAGATCTCCATCAAGAGCAGTAGATATATTTACTACTAACTCCTTTTTTGTAATAGGAATTTCGCCAGTCTTAGATACATATATCGCTTTTTGATATACACCTTCTCTTGACAGCTTTCCTATTATAGATTTTGTACTCTTGCCCAATTCTTGGGACAGAATTTCTACTGTTTCCCTAGTAGGAGTTTCATCATATTTATCAATCATATAACTAACTTGTTCTGTTGTATAATTAGTTGTCATGTTGTTCTTCTGCTACCTCCATAGCTAAATGTATTAATTCTTTTCTCTTTAAATCTTCAAGTAATTCATCTCGTCTTTCTGCCAAAGTAAAACATTGATGTTCTACTTCCTCCACTTCTTCTAGCATTTTCATCATTTGAGCCTCCAAGATTATCAATTCAGATACAATTTGACGGAACTCCAAAAGAGTTGAATCCATTTTAGCTGGAAATGGTAGAACATTATTTTGGTTTGACATACAAAATCCTTACTTAAATTTATTTATATAGTAATTATACTCACTTTTCAACTCGTTGTCAAGAACTATTTTTAGTTAATAAAAAAGGGATATCGCTAAATATCCCTTCATTTTTGCACTATAAAGAATCTTATGATGGTGAGGTAATTCCTTCGAACCTACTTTTTTCTTCGCCCACACACTCTGCCCAATCCACAGAAAAATAACCTTTTGTATTTTTTGATCGCCTCGCTCTTGCACTTGTTATATCATCTGCCGCTTGGATAGCTAATTCTTCTGTAGGAGCATTAACTCTAACTTGCACATCTCGTTCTATGAATTCCGTGCCATATACTATCCATTTTTTAGACATTAGGACTCTCCTTCCAGACTAACTTAATACCCCTACGAGTAAGCTCGTTTCTGCACTTTTGTTTAATCTTGGGTTTTCCATAAGAGTTATTAATATAATCTATTAACTCTTTCTTAGAAGTATTTTTGATATAGGACTTGACTAATATTTGTTTCCTACTGCCACGAACTCCTATATATTCGAAGCCATCTGGTTTAAATTTTGTTGGCATATCTGCTCCCCTTGTATTTGATCGTTTAATTACTACTCTTAAAAGAAGGGGTAATATGCGTTTAAGCGACTGACAACTACCCCTTCCTGAGTTTTGTTTTGAAAGAACTCTAACTCACTTTCCTACTGTGTAGGCTCTCAAGACTTACAACCCTAAGGTGTTAATATTTACTGCTTGAAAGATAGAGTCCAGTCCACATAGAGATATACTCAATTTACGAAAGACCATTCGGGGACTCTTGTATAATTTTCTTTCTGGTTTTCGCATCTGTTGAAAATTATAAACACTCACGCGGGTTTTTATATTATTTATTTTATACTCATTGTTAGACAACTGCACCATCATGCCATTATTCGAGTAGGCTTCAACATAAGGATCATTCATATTTTTCATGTTCCATCCTTTTCAATAGTGTAAAAAAACATATTTACTAATCGACTTCACACAACCTTACTCCACCATTTATAGTTTATCCTTTCTTGGTATTTACCATGATTACCTGAGTGTCCTAATTACTATCAAATATTGTTCTCAATCAGACCCTATACCTACAGTTCTTTAGTATAAGGCTTTGTGGTAATGGTTTCTTTTTTACGAGATTGCGATTTACCAGTATTCAGTTCTCGGGTATCCTTTGAGGTTTTCCTTCGCTCCCGAAATATTTTCGTGCATTTACGGATATAATCACGACTTCACTTTTAGCTGTAAGTTCTCACTATTGACTTTTTCTTCTTTGCTGGTCACTAAGCGCAGGTATCCTTCTCGTCATTCCAAGTACGGAGCTTTTCTCTCGTTTGCTTCCTACGGCTCGATTTTATACTCGTGAGCTGAGTTTAAGACTCTATCTTTGTAAGGAATTGCACCTCGTAGTTCTACCGACTCCCAGCCTTACTGGATTAACATCGTGGAGCTTTTCACTCCTTCTACTCCGACTATCTTTATCAGTCGCTCGGAACTCCCGAGTATTAGATCGCATATTCTATTTCTGCGCTATCGTCTGAGTCTTATTATTATTACTACTTATTTTATACTGGAGTAGTCAGCAGTTTGAACTGATTTGCACCTAAAGTCACATGAGTTTTTCAACTCCCTTGTCCTTGACGCTTTTCGTATCCTCTACTATATCACGCAGATCGTATCCATGTTCCGCTCTCAGACTGTTCAAGATATTTCTATCTAATCCATTCGAGGTAATTAGCCTCTATCAATCCCGCCTCTCAGTTCTGTTTCCTACTTTCTTTTATACTGTCGTGGGAATCTAGACAGTTAGGTTTAGGATTCTTACCATGCCATTTGGCTTGCGCTCAACTTCATGTTGCACTTTAAAAAGAATCCCTCCTAAAACTACTGTAGTTTTTCCACTAATTTTTGTAGGTCAGCTTTAGTAGCTTTAACTAAACTTGGCATTTCATCTTCAAAATAAGACTCAATCTGAGCAACAAGTTCTGCTTTGCGAACAATCGGCTCTCCAGTTTTAGTCTTTCTTTCCATAGGTATATAGATACCTTCTCGGGAAAGTTTGGCAATGATACTTCTAGTACTTTTGCCAAAAGTCTTTGCTAGAGCTTCCACGCTGTCTCTAGTTGGTTCTGCTGTATACACCTCGTGCATAGTAGTGACCATTTTTTCCGTGTAGTTTGTATTTGTGTTAACTTGCATAATTTACTCCCAATTAAAATGCTTATTTCTAAATTCTATAGATATATTTTACTAAAAAATAACCTCTGAGTCAAGAATTAATTTTGGCTGGGTTCAATTTAATTCGCACTAATTGAACCAGTTAGAACAAAAAGGTAACCAATTATTACATATCGCATCTGCACTAGCTAACATAGCAAAAAAGAATAATATACCATAAAAGACCAAAATATCAAATGTTCCATCTATTAATCTTTTATGCTCGATTTTCCACTGTTTATATTGTTGTAATATTGTTTTCTTCATTTGTATTTATTCCTTTGAGCTTCATGCAACCACTTTAATTGTTCTTGCATCTGCTCAAATGTTTCTTTATCCCCTTCACTAGCGGCTTGTTCCATCCGTTTAGTAAAGGCATTTATCATGAACTGTATCTGTGTATCTGATGGTTTATTCATTAACCTAACTCCTTATATCCTTTCCATGATTCGTATAGATTTTGCACTATTTCCCATAGTTTTACCACTATGAAAACATACATACAACCTGCGAAAATACCAAAAGCTAGATGTCGTGTACTAGGATCAATCGCTGCACCAATTAAATCGGACACAGCATTGCCAAGCAGTGCACCTGTTAATGCACCTTGCACTCCTGAGCCTCCTAATTTTTTATCTATGTCAACTCCCCAATAGGCACAAATTGCCAATATTAGGTTGTCAACTACTCCCATTATGTCGCCATCAAAAATCATGTTCATCCCTTGTTTTTATACCTTTTACATAACCAAATTCTTTTTAAAGAGGTCGGAAAAAAGAAGCTACACTTAACTCTAGTCCAAAATTTTAGATATTGCACTTTAGCTAGTATAGCTTCTTTGTTCTTTTTACAGTAAACCATTACCTGTTCCTTTCAGTAAGAGTCATTGTGTCTTCACTAGGTGTAAGATTGTCCCACTCGCC